TCCAATACTTGTCATGGCCGAGCCGATAGACTCCATTTTCTCGCCCATAGTCTCAAACTTAGCTGCGACTATATCGAGCGAAGATGGAAGTTTATCAAGCTGAGTCTTTAATTCATTGAGCTCTGTTTCGGCATTATTTACAGCTTGTTGCCATTTCTGCGTCTCTGTTGCATTTTCGCCATACTTCTCTTTAGATTTATCAAGCATAGCGTTAAGCTCTTTGACTCTTGATTCTTGATTCTGAATCTGAGCTTGTAAGAGCTTATGCTGTTCAGCATTCTGTTTTACAGTCTTGCCATTCTCGTCAAAAGAAGATGATAGCTTCTTCATCTCTGAGCTGAGAGTTTTAGCCTGAGTGATGATATTATTAATTTTTTTTCTATATTCGGCTTCGCCATCTATGCCGATCTTTGGTCCTATATTAACAGCCATGTGATCACCTCAGTTCAATAGCTTCCTCAAATGACATCTTTTTCTTTTGTTTTTTTAGCCTTGCAGATCCTTTATAGATTGAAAAACATGAGATCATATCCAGCATTTCTCCGTATCTTGTGTTGAGAACTTCCATCTCAGTCATATTGAGAAGATGGCCATAGAATATGATCCATGTTGTAGTGAGCTTTATTTGCTCGCCTTTTTTCCTGTTTTTTTTCCTTTAGTTGGAACAGGCTCTGTTTCTATTTCTGTATGCAGATCACGCTCCAGGACATCCATCATTTCATCCTGCAGAGCTGAAATCTCATTGATTCCAAGAGACATGATTTCCTCTTCAGACAAAATATCCGGTTCATATCCTGGAGTTGTGAATTTCTTTTCCATTTCATAGCCTTCTGAAAGGCCTGAACAAATGAAAGCAACCAGATCAATCATTCTTGCTGTGTCACTTTCCTTAAATAACTTTCCTATGTTTTTAATGTCCTTATCAGGACAGATTATTGATATCTTTTTTGATGCTCCAATAGTTAGCTTGAAGCCTCTTTCCTTGCCATGTATAAGCATTATGTCCGCCTTTCCTTTCGCCCTCACGAAAATTTATGCTGATACTGTTCCGCCCAAGAATTCCTGCAGAGCTTCCTCGGCTGCTGCTTCAGTAGTGAAGTCCTCGCCTCTGTATCTCCAAGCCTGATCTTCTGTATCGTCTCTCATGAGAGTCGCAGAGAGAGTTGTTGTCTGCCAATCAATCTCATCTTCCTGTGTTGCTCTTTCCTCTTCAGGAATGGTAAATTTTGTCTTTGCCAAAACAACAGGCTGATAAGTGGTTGCGCCTTCGCTCATCCAACGAACAATAAAGCCGATTCCCATGTAAGGAACTTCAGCTTTCGATCCGTCAGCAGTCCATCCGGATGCCTGATCCTCGATTCCCATGATCATGTTGTAAGAGCTTGTAAATAGTCCATCGACCTCAAGCTCTACTGTTCCGCCTGTGAACACTCCGCTTGCACTTTCAGCTGCCTGGTTGTCAGCGTAAAAAATGTTGTCATCTGAGCTTTCAGGCTGCAGATTGACGTTGACACCTCTGGCCAGCTTTCTTGCATTTGAATAGGTCACAGTGTTTCCGTTAGCTGTGTAATTTGCCACATAAGGCTTAGAGAAGCCTGTCGCAACTCTTCCAGCTGCTGCAAAATGCTGAAGATTCATTTTAAGCATAGCTTTCTCCTTTCAATAAAAAGAAAAAGCACCCTTTTCGGATGCTTTAAGGTACAAAATTTTGAATTTCTGTGTCAATTTTAATTCGCATGGCCTCTTCTGCTTCAGATTTCGAACTTCTGACCGCTTTTCCCATGAAATCATTCTTCTGCATGAAGCTTGTTCCTGAGATCACGCTCCTGGCAATCATTGCATTGGCTTTTCCAAGCTTGTTATAGCCATCAAAGCCGAGCTTTACGTTCCAATAGCCATTATCCTTCTGCATCGATGCGACACCATAGCTTCTGATGAGGCCTTCTTTTTCAATAGTTCTTAGTCCGTTCCTTTTCTGACTCTTATTCCCATAAGAATCATCAACAGGAAGTGCTTGAAGGGCTGATTCTACTGCTTTATTTACTACAGAAGCGCCTTCATAGACAGCTTTCCCCAGATATGCATCAACGTCAGCAACTTTTTGGAGCTGTGCAATGTATTCAGTTAGTCCGTTACCTACAGTCAATTTGGCCATTATCTTAAATACCACTCCCACTCATGATGGATGAGCCCTGTTTCCTCTTCGTATTGGACAGAATTGAGTCTCCAGGACAGATTTTCAAGAGCATTAAGGCTCTCTTGTATGCTGTCCGCTAGAGGGTCAAATTCATAAACAGTAAAAAGGTCAATCGTTCCATGAATGCCTTGCTCCTGCTTATGATTGTCCGCTTCTAAGGAATTTGCTTCCTGATCTTCAGCCCATATGATGTACTGATTAACTCCGTCCGGCCTTGGTCTCCAATAATGAAAGACCTGATCAGATAGCTTTGAGAACTCATCCGCTAGTGTCTCCATCCTCGTTTTCAGCGACATCATAGAATTTCTCCAATCTGCTAAGTGTTAGATCAGTGACCTTTAAGCCATCGTCATCATAGAGATGCTGGACAGCATCGACTCTGTATTGCTTTTTATCTTCTAAGATCACATAGAAGTTAACTTCTACAGTGTCATTTCTCCATATTCTGATTAGCTTATCAATCTGCTGATTCACTCCTTTGGCAGCGTACAGCCTGTTGAATCCGACTGTACGCTCGCCATAGTAAGCTTTATCACTAAGCACGAGCTTATAGACCGGCATTCTGCCATTTTCTGCAACGTTTTGCAGCGTATAAAGTTCAAGAATACCATCATCAAGAAGCATCAGTGCTCTCCTTCATTTTCTGTGAGAATAGACGATTGTTTAAAGCATAGCGCAGCATCCTCGGCATCTGAGGAGATCCTTCATCTGCTCTCTTCCTGTATAGATAAGCAGCATACATGACCATCAGATTCACGTCCTGGATATCTTCGATCTCGTAATCTGCAACCTCTGAAGCTATCTTCTCGATCTTGATGCCTTCTTCCTTGATAGCTTTAAAAGCCACTTCTAGGAGCTGAGTCAGATATGTATCATGTGAAGTTGTTGCCATTTCTAAATTGGCCTTAAGCATTAAAAGGATATCTGCATTATTCATCGTCATTCTCCTTAATTAGTTCCGATCAGGCTGAAACATCCTCATCGCCTGCAAAGTCCATCTCAGCTGTTGGAGTTGTTCCACCGATTCCGATAGCAACGAATGCTTCGTCAATGACAGGTGTTCCATCATAACGAGCTGTGCCCTTGAATACAGTGTTGTCCTCGATGAACTGAACGTGCTCTGACTGAGAGATTCTTGTGCCAGCTCTCTCTGCAAGCAGATACAGATCGAAGTAACCGCCAATAATTACATTGTCAGGAATGAAGTCGAGAACTTCGATCACTCCACCAATGACAGGCATCTGGCCATTTACACCTGCAACGATAGCGCCTGCAGCGTTTACAGATACGGATTCAGCAACAACCTTTGTGTAAGTTGTTTCGTTCATAACCCATACCTTCTCTCCTCTTGAATACTTGCCCTTTGCAGCGCCTGAAGCAAGAACGAGCTGCTTGAAGAGAGCTGTTCCTGTCACAGAATTTGCAATAGAGATGATGTTGCTTGTGTGAAGGTCTACCCATTCACGTCTTGTTGCAGGATAGCCTGCAGGCTTAGCTGTCTGGACAAGTCTTGTCATGATTCCGAGAGGCATCTTCACGTCTGTTCCGTAAAGGATAGCCTTGTCGAGAGCTATTCCGATAGCCTGGCCAAGAGCTGAGATGATCTCTTCTGCAAGATTGATATCAGAATCTTCAAGAGTTGCATTGCAGATTGCGATATATCCGCCGACCTTGTAACCATCAACCTCTTCATCGTAGAAGTTGAGTGAAAGCTCGTTGAGAGAAGCACAAGCCTCTGTCCATACAGCTTCAGGAACAGTTCCAGCAACAAGCTGTCTTGCATCGCCCTTAACAGGCTTTAAATTAACGTGTCTTAAGAGCTTTGAATATCTAAGGATATTCTCTCTGATAAGCCCAACAACAACTTCAGGAATGAGGAGATCAGCTCCATTGACAGCTCTTGTCTGTCCCTTCATGTCTCTTACTCTCTGCAGGAAGTCTTTAACTTCTTCACGAGCAAAGAATGCATCTCTTTCCTGGATGTTCATGCCAAAGAATTTGCGTGTCTCCATGGTCCTAACCACCTTTCTTTCTTCTTTTTCTGGTTCAGGAGCTGGCTCTGCAGGTGCAGGAGTCTCCTGTTTTGCCTCTTCGTCTGACAGCTCTTTCTCAAGATTTCTTACTTCTTCGTCAAGAGCTCCTTCCTTGGCTGTATAATCAGCCTTTTCTTCTTCAAATTTGGCAACTTCTGCTTCAACAGTTGCCTTTTCTTCGTCTGTCTCAGCCTCTTCGATTGCTTTTGCAAGCTCAGCTTCACGCTGCTCGAAGTTGTTGGACGCTCTCAGAGCTTCCAGCTCCTTCTTCTTGTCATCAATCTTTTTTCTGAGCATTAGAGCTTTAAGTGCCATCACTTCTCTCCTTTCAGCTTTGCAAGTGTTCTAAGCTTCCATGCTTCGAGAGCTTTTCTCTTGATCTCATCTCTTTCAGCACTTCTTGCCTGAACATTTGTCTCTTCGTATGCTGGAAACGTGCATACAGATACTTCGTATAATTTGACTTTTTTGATGGTCCAATGCACCGATCCATCTTCCCGGACATCGTAATCCTCGGATAGAATGTCGAAGCCAAAGGAGCACTGATCCACATCGCCACGTTGTACCCTTGCATAGAGATTCATTGCATCCTGATCTTTCGGATTGATCGTGATGCTTCCGAACAAGCCATGCGAGTCAACACGCAGCTCAAGCGTGTGCGCTGTGTTCCTTCCAAGCACGAGCCTAGTGTTATGATCTATCAAAGCTCTGATATCTTCGCCCAGAGTGTCATCGAAGGCACCTGGAGCAACTGACTCAGATAAGTCATCAAAAATCTGATAAACCGAATTAAAGACTGCAAAATAGCCTTCAATTTTGAGCTCCCCATTCTCTTCTCTTGTCTCAAACTTGCTTGAGATGCTGCGGAGCTGTCTCTGTGATCTATTAGTATTCTCCATCTCACTCTCCTTCCTGGATGAGCTTCTTCTGAAGCCCAGCCATCTCATAAGGGATATAATTCTCTAAAACTCTAAGCTCATCGAGTCCTTCTTTTGGACTCATGCCAAGTCTGTCTCTGACTTCATTTCCTGTTGCAAAGCCTCTGTCTGAAAGCTTTCCATAAACGTCTGCGATAGTCTGCAGATCGTAATCCAGAAGCGAGGATATATTGAACTTGAAATACCACTTCGGATTGAGGAGAAGCTTTCTTGTAAGCTCCTGCTCGATTCCCTTGGCAATTGGTCTTATTGTGTTTGAAATAAAGCTGTTCCAAGCGTCTTTTTTATATTCCCCAACTCCCAAAACAAAAGGCGGAACTCCAAGGATTGCTGCGACTGTTCTTTTATCGAGCTGGATCGTGTCATTTATGGCAAGATCGGCAAGCGTTAAAGGCTTTACCTGCTCAACTGAGAACTGATCTGCAGGAATAAGCCAGGGCTCTCCTTTCTTTCTGTTGGCCACATAGTCATTGAGGAGCTTTTCTCTTCCTTCAGGAGATGAGAATTCCTCTGTCAGCGCATCGACTTTAATGATTAGCGAAGGCATGAACTTTGACTGCATGAAAGATTTTTCTGTTTCCTTGGCCTGCTTTAAAATGTCAGCAACGTCTTTAAGTGCTAATCTGTAGCCTTGGCCCTTCCACAGGTAGGTCCTGTCCGGATTCTGTACGAAATGCAGGAGCGAATCATGTGAATAGCTCTTGCCATCGATAAGAATCTGATAATCTGAATAGCCTTCATTCAAAAAGCTGACTCTCTCTGCAGCAATCGGCTCTAAATCTCTGAGGAATCCTTTTCTTGTGTGCGGGATTACAACTGAGTTTCCGTCTCCGTACAGCAGAAGATTCATGATGATCGCATTCATCCAATTCTTCCTGGTCATGGTCGAAGTCGGCTCAATGTCAACTTTTCTGCTCAGCTCATTGACGATCCTCTCATCTCCGTTGTCTGTGTTATTCATGAGATAGATTGTCATGCTGGATATAAGCTCAGCGATTCTCAAGCATCCGGCAATGATCTCCGGATTCCTGTCGAGAGTCTGATATCCTGAAGAGCAAAGGATCTTCCAAGCCTCATCTGATGTGAGAAAAAATGTCTTTGAGCTTGTTGAATCTCTTTTCTGTATCTGATTTTTTCTGTTCCTTCTTTTCTTGCTCATTTGTTACCCCACCAAGATTGTGCTTTTTTCTTGTGTTCCAGATCATTAAGAGCTCTTACTGTGGCGAACACCGAAGCATCGAACAAGTCAATCCTCAGTGTTGGCATAACTTTTTCATACTGAATCATGTCATCGGTCTTTTCTATGCCTCTGACATTTGAAACGCAGTATTCATAAGCATCTGAGTGCAAATAATATATAGTGCCATTTTTGGCGCTCGTTTCGATGTATCTGAAGCCTTCTGACTTCAGGTAATAATATTGTGGTTGGTCGATGATATTGAATCTCTTGGCTTTCATTTCCAGGAAATACTCTCTTGCGAACTTCCTGTCATGGCCAACTTGCTTGATCTTGAATCCCTTGTTTCGCATATCAACGAACCAATTCACGATCTCTGATATATTGACAGTGGCTTGATTGCTCATGGTAAGCCATCCGTCCTCTTCCCATCCGAAGAGCGGAATATCATCCTCTTCAGCCTTCTTTACAGCTGCAGCTCTTGGGAAGAATGCGTGTGTTATATAAATGTCTGTATTTTGATATTTGCCATATAAACAAGCAGCTGTCAGATCATGGAGCTTCGACAGGTCCGCTCCGCCATACCATTCGACAGGCAAACGAGCCAGCTCATCAAGAGTCCATGTATATTTACGATCTGAGCGCTTGAATTCTTCTGTGTCGAAGTACGCAAGCATAGCTGCTGTGTAAATGTTTAGAGACCTGGACAAGAAATCTTTTCTCTGCTGCGGATCATTTTGAGCCTGCAGAGATTCTTGCAAGATATCGTCCGGTCTGATTGTGACTCCGTAATTTGGATTTGCCTTCATGTGCTGGATCGGATTGGTATAATCAACGTTTCCACGCTCATCCATGTCGGCCTGTGCCACAAAAGAAAAGAGACTGTCATCTTTGACAATCCCTTCTGCAACCTTCTTGGCATATTCCATTCGCCTATAACCAAAGCTGTTGATGTTATCTCCGGCTGTAGTGATGCCGATCATCAGCTTATTTGTATAGGCCTTCATTGCCTCTTTAAATCTGTTATATTGTGCCGGCTTCTTATAAGCTGCAACTTCATCAGCGATTGCAAAGTTACAGTTAAATGAATCCTGGCTGTCCGGATTGGATGCAAGAGCAATGATGTTCATTGATCCATCCGGCTTTCCATGCTCATCCTTAAAATCATAGCTGATGCTGTGATCGAATGAGTTGTCTCTGATCTTGAATTCTTTTGCAATTCCTTTAATCTGCAGGCTGGACTTGATAAACGTGAATGCTTCCATCGCCTGCTTTAAAGCGTTTGCGACTATATAGCACTTAGATCCGGACTTCCTCTGCAGGATGGACACAGCCCACGCAAGGCCAGCAATGAACGAAGTCTTTCCGTTCTTACGGCCAAGCATGATAAATGCTTCCTTGAATCTGCGCTCATTTGTGCCTTTGTAATAAAAGCCGAGCAGATTCACGATAATGAATATCTGAAAAGGCTCAAGCTTGAAAGGCTTGCCTCTCAGAGGATTGCCTTCCAGGTCCTCGCCTTGTGAATGCACAAGCGTTGACTCCATCAGCGTGATGACAATGTTAGGATCATGCATCCTAAGCTCAAGATCATCTCGCTCCAGGTCCTTAATAAATCTTGCACACGCTAAAATGATGTGCTTTCCTGCTATTCTCTTGCCTGTGAGGACTTCCTTGGCATAGCTGACAGCAATTTCTTTATAATCAGCTTTTAACTTAGCAGCCAATATCTTTTAACAAGTCCGAGAATCCGGCTTGCTTCTCCTTCAGTGCATCTTCATTTAACTTTTTGAGCCCAGCAGGAGTGAGCCCAAGATCTCGCCAATATCCCAAAGCAGACTTGTTCAGCTCATCCCAAAGGACCAGAGCTGGATTCTTGGACATATTGGTTGCTCCACCTTTGTTCGTGTACTCAACAACCGGCAGAGATCCTGATTCAATATACTGAGCCTCTGCTTCATCTCTTTTTTCTAAGATCGAAGCCAGGCTATCAATCACATGATCGAAGTAAGGCTGATATGTGCCTGCGTTTCGACAGGCCTTCTTGATTTTGTTCTTCCACTTCTTCTGCTCCATATCGACTGCACCTCATTTTTGAATCTTCTGCGAATTGGTTGATTTTTCACTGTTTTGTCCTCGTCAATATCAATAAAAAGTCAAAAATCCTATTTTTTTGACTTTTCCCTCTTCTCTGGTTATCCCCTTTGATCAAATTTTGGCTTGTATATATAAAAACCTAAACCACTGCCACCGACCGCAATTCTGTGCGGTATTTCGTAGGTGGGGCGGTGGTCTATCGATAATTTTTTCTAATAAAATTTTGCAAAATTTTATTTTTTAATTTTAAAATTTATTTTTATTGCTTCTTGATGTCTTTCCACAAGACTTCGTCTTTGACTTCTTCTTTCTTTCCGAGATACCAATGATGCTTCCCATTGACCACGCATTTGAAGTGATACAGATCCATCTCTTCTCCGTTAACTAAGCAGCGATATGTTCCATCTTTACTTGGCCAACCTTCATGCCATCCGTTCTCCACTGTATCTATCCTCATGCTTTCTGTATCTGTATTTATTCGTAGCCTCTGCCTTCTCAGGATGCAGCTTGTTATGACACGCTCTGCAGACTGAGATCAGATTATCATCATCAAGTGCAAGCTCAGGATATTCAGCAAGCTCAAGCTTATGATGCACGATCTTAGCTTCAGTCAGCCTTCCATATCTTTTGCAGAGCTGGCACTGATAATGATCTCGCCTAAGTATGGCTTTCTTCTTACGTCTCCATGCTTTTGATACGTAAAAAGCTTCTGTCTCTTCTCTTGTCATATTGCCCCCTTCGATGAGCCAAATCCCCACCGCAATCGCTCTCGCAAGCACTCGCACTCTTATTCCATAGCTTGCTCCCGTTATCCAATTCGCGAGGGCAAAAGGGAACAGGCAGAAAAAAAGCAACCAGGAGATTAATCTCTTGACTGCTTTTCATGATTTCACATTAACACATTTTCAATTATTTTTTTTGGATAATTTCAAAAATCAAGCAAATTCTGCCTCTTCATCTATCTTTTTGCCTGATTTTATGATCAAATATCCATCTCCGTCCAAGAAGATCCTGTGACTCCATTCACCATATTTGATGCTCACGTTCTCGACCTCGTTGTTAGTCACAGCTGTCACAGCCTCATTGAACAGAGTAATAACTTCCGGACAGCCTTCAAATCTGTTGGCGATCCACTCCTTAGCTCTTTTGATTTTTCTTTCTCGATTCTGCATGATTCGAGCATCCTGGCAATCACAATCCTTTGTTGCCAGCTCATCAGCTTCAGCCTGGCTGATCGGCTCATCCGGATTCCAATCAATGATTCTTGATTGACCACAGAACTTGCAGCATCCTGTTATTGTTTTCTTTGGCATTTGATACCCCCCTTCATATTGCCTGCTGCCGGAGCAGCTTCCTCGACTGCTGCCGACTTCAATTTACTTGCTAAGTTTAATTCATTTCAAATTGCAGCACATAGTCCTTTCCTGATCAGATCAGATGCACGTTCTTCTCTCACATGGAATTTTTCGCCTTTTTCCACTTTTCTTCCTAGTTCCAGGTCCTTGTAAGTTTTCAAAGCCTCGATATATACTGCATTTTGGCTTTTGTAATTCTCTCTACAGTGAGGATTTCCAAGGATTTCCATCCATTGCTTTTTCATTGGCTCATTTGAATGAGCATATAAGAACACAGGCACATCCAAAAGTTTTTTGACATCAAAATTCATGTCATATGGCACGATATAGCCTGATACTCCATCCTTGACCCCCTGCTCAATAGCCGATGCAAATGGAGTCACAATCACAGGAACGTTATTGATCAGAGCTTCAAGAACGCTGTAAGAATAAGCTTCTTCATTTGAGAGCTGCACGAGATAAGATGCTTTTTTGATATAGCTCTGAATATCCAGCGTTGAAGGCATA